TGCCGGTTACGTGGCGGTACAATATGAGATGAATGGAGGAATTTCTGATGATACGCTTACTCAGGGATGGCATTTAGTTTCTCCAACGATCAAAACATCTTTATATTCAGTGGGTATCGAGCAGTCATATCTTACATCTGAAGATAAGGGTGATTCTCCAAAGGATGAAAGCTTTAAAACTCCTACTGCAGATGGTAAGCAACTTCTTGTAGATCTTGAGTTTTCATATAAATTTGATCAGGAACATGTTGCTGATGTATTTACAAGATTTAAAGGTCAGTCCGGAGAAAGTGTAAAAAATACTTTCATTAAACCTAAAATGAAA